GAAAGACACAAAAATGCGTCTTGTACGCGATATGGCCACCTTCAATGCTATTTGCGCCAAAGACTATACGGATAATTTTACCGGAAAAGTTAAAGTCCGGTATGTGGATCCGGCCATGTTTATTGGCCAGTATTCAAATTCCTACGATCACAGGAACATGGAGTGGGCCGGAGAGATAGTCCAGATGTCTATTTCTGAAATCATAAAACAAGATCCTAACGTCAACCGTGACGAACTATATAAGCTTGCCAAGCTATACAACGGGATCAATGGGAATATTCAACTCAGCGATCTTGAGGTAAGTGCTGCCTGTGATGACGCTAATTGCAGTAATTGCAAGTGGAGCAACTTTAAGGTTGATGTTTTGGACTATGAGTGGAAGTCGATTAATAGCGAATACTGGACCACGCGAAAGAACCAGTATGGTGAAGACTTCATTTACGAGGAAGAATGGGGAACCGTAAAAGACACAGACAAACGCAAGACTACCGTTTACGATATACATGTTGTTTACAAAGGACGATGGGTCATTGGGACCGACATAATGTTTGACTTTGGACTTCAGCACGATATTCCCCGGCCTGACGGCAAGGAGGTCATGCTGTCATATCATTTCTACAAACGGCCCGATAAATCCATTGTTATGTCAGCAGCGCCGGCATTGCACCAGATTGCACTGGCACACATCAAACTGCAAAACGCCTTGGCAATGGCCGCGCCTCCCGGTATTTCCATCGAGTACACCTCACTTCAGAACATGAAGCTTGGTGGCAACAAGATGGAACCTCTGGAGCTTCTGAAGATACGCAAGCAGAGCGGGGACTTACTGTATAAGGCTACCACACATAAGGGTCAGCCGAACATACCGGGAGGCTACCGGCCTATCCAGGAATTAAGCGGTGGTCTTGGCCAGCAACTTGACGAGTTCATCAAGATCTTTGATCTGTACATAAACTTTATCCGTGAAGTGACTGGCATAAACCAGGTGGCGGATGCTTCCAATCCAAATCCTCAACAGTCAGTAGGAGGATCAGAATTGGCCCTTGCCGCCACAAACAACGCCTTACGCCCCATATACTCCGCATGCATCGGCGTAAAAGAAAAAGTGGCCAAGAACGCTTCCCTGCGGATGCAGTTGCTGATAAAGCACAATAAGAAAGCCTATGAGGGATATGTGCCTGTTCTGGGGAGAGCCGGAGTGCAGATCGTGAGTGTAGGCGCAGATGTTGTAGATGCAAACTACTACATCAAATATGAGGCAAAGCCTACCGAAAAGAGAAAAGAGACAATCCGCCAGGCAGCCATAGCCGCAATGGCAGCAGACCGGGACGGGAATAAGGGGATAGAGTTGCCAGACTTTCTCCTCATAGAGCGATTGCTTGAAAACGGAAACCTGAAATATGCTGAAGCTTTCCTAAATCACCGAAGCGCCCAGAATAAAGAACGTCAGTTGCAACTTCAGAGAGAAAACATGATGCTTGACAAGCAGAGGGAACAGGAAGCCATACAGACAAAGCATCAGACCGAACTTGAAAAGATTAGGTTCGAGACTGATGAAAAGATTAGGTTCGAGACTGCGCTGAAAGAATTGGAGGAGAACTACAAAGTTTTGGACCATGAAAGGGAGAAAGAAAAAATTGCCCTTCAGTCAACGATGAACGCTATTGAGAAATCGGCAGTAGCTTCACAGCAACCAGTAGCACAATCGGCATAAAGACTATATTTGTAACTTAAACTAATTGCTATGACAAAGAACATTCAAGGCAGAGAATCGGAGGTAGATGCGTTAAAAGGAATCCCAGGCGTAGATCCGGATGAGATCATGCGTCAGATTACCGGAGAGGCGCCACCTACACCTCCGGCACCAGGTACGGCACCGCCGGCACCACCCCCAACAAGAAGCGAAGGAACGCCTCCGGTAGATGCGACTGGCATACTGAAAGAGATTTTCGGTGATCAGTTTTCTTCTGTCGATGAGGTGAAACAGATAGACATCCCAGGGAAACTTAGGGAGTATGACCAGTTGAGACAACAGGTACAGGCTCTTTCCGCCGAGAAAGAACAACTTAGCGGCAAACTTGCATCAAAGCCGAAGTCAAATTTCGCGAATGACGATGTGGCATTGTTTAACGAGTTTGTAAAGACCACAGGGATCAAGAGTTACGATGTATTCAATCGCATTAATGGGAGAGACATTGCAAACATGGATTACATGGATGCAATTATCCTGGCAAGGCTTTTGGAGAACCCGGAGAACTTACCGAAGGAGCCACAGCTTCGCAAGTACATCGAGAAGACGTACAACGTGGATCCATCACAAGTGGACGAAGAAGATCTGGAAGTAAATAAAATTGGTCTTGCCCAGGAAGGCGCAAAGGCCAAGGCAAAGCTTCTGGAAATAAAGGGGAAATTAACCATCCCCGAACCGGACCAGGATCAACCTCCGGTACCGCAATGGACTCCCGAACAGGAGGCTACCGCAAAGAGCCAGTGGGATACGGCTAACAAAGCCATGTCCGAAAAATTGTCTCAGATCCCGATTTTCATGCCGGAAAAAAAGGAACCCTTCATCAACTTTGTTATCCCAAAGGAGAAACAGGCCCTTATTGAGAAGCAGGCGCTGGATATCGCCATCAAAAACAGGATGCCGATTAACAACGAAACGCTGACCTCAATCGCACAGTACATGTATTCGGAAATGATATTGAGCAATCTTGATCTTATCGCCCATGCCATTTTTGAGAAGGCGCGAACAATGACCGAGAAAGAAAGGCTTGAGTATTATCACAATCCTTCAAAGCTTGGAGGAGGAGATCAGCCGCCGGTAAGTCGCGGAGAACTTGACGAAGAAGAGGAGGCTAAGAAGAAAATCTTCGATGCCGAGATGGGTAAGGCTTAACAGTAGAGTAAGAGGCAAATATTTATGTTAAACAGTTAAATCTCATAAAAAAATGGGACCAGAAGCAATCGCACAAATATATGCCTCAGACATTGTATCCGGTTTTGATATTCACAAACCGGAGAATCTGAACGTGCTTTTCAGTCGCTTTGGCGACCAGGGAGCATCCTATTTCCAGTTACTCAGATCTATGGGATTTGAGGAGCAGGTTTCTCTTGACGAGTATGGACACTGGGAGGAAAACCGGATCCATGAAGTTATTCACGTTCTTGAACCCGTAGTTCAGCCGGCAGTGGGAGACCCCATTAGCTTTACACTGGACCCACAGGACCTTGATGTGAACAATAACTTCTATCCAAGGCTTTACGACCAGATACTCTTTCGCAACGAGGTGCCCGGATCTATCATAGACATTGATGCTTCCGTTCCGGCCGCACCTGTTATCACTGTTGAACCGAACGAGATCTCAGACCAGTTCCCCGCTCTTGCCGCTGGTGAGGAACTTGTGATATTCACAGACGCATGGTCAGAGGGTTCCGGCCAGCCGGATCCGGCCCTGCGTGGAGTATGGAGGTATGACAACGTGGCCCAGATCATTAAGGAAACTATCGGCTACACCGGTACCGAGATGGTCAACCAGACATGGTTCAATGTAACCAGTAAAGGGCAGTCGATTCCCGCCTATTATTTCCTGGGCCAGGTAGATATTGACTACCGTATGGCGCTCAAGATTGATGGCGCACTTCTGTGGAACAAAATCACCACAAACACTGGCATCGTGGATCCGGATACCGGAAGGCCGATTAAGACCACCGAAGGTCTTATCCCCTATATCCGTCGTGTCGGGAATGAGCAGACCTATGCTGCCGGAGCATTTGATGTTGATGAATTTGATGAAATGGACAATACCCTGGACCGTGAGCATGCAGGCAACTACATCCTTGGCCTTCTGGGTATATCCCTGCATCAGGACATCGAGAACTCTCTTGTAACCTACTTTGCAAACACGAACATCAGTTTCACAAAGCAGGCAACCAACAGCGTTCTTTTCAACAACAATGAGGCTCTGAGTGCATCAGTGAACTTCACCTATCTCACGAAATCCGAAAGGACGTTCCTTATGAAGAGGATGGGCGTATTCAATAACCCGAAACTGTACGGTGCCACTGGCTATGAGGCTCCCAGGATGGGTATATGGATGCCTATCAACAGGCGTAAGGATCCTGTATCGGGCAACCAGGTGTCATCCATTGGATGCCGCTATCGTGGCCTTGGCAAGTACAACCGTCGTATGGAAGTATGGCAGGTTGGCGGCGCCGGAGAAGGACTAAAGGTAACAGAGTTCGACAACAGGTACACCTACATGCGCGCACACATTGGAGCGCATTTCCGTGGAGGGAACCAGTTCGTTCTGATGGAAACCTAATCCAATAGGCAGATGCTGTAACGGGAGAGGTGATAAGGCCTCTCCCTTAACAATTAAAACCAAAACCGAAAAGCTATGTTATACAAGAATGATGAACCGTACAAGTTGGCACCGAATGATGTAAAAACAATCACGGAACGCTTCCACAATAAGTGGCCGTTATCTATTATCTATCCGCCGGAGCGTATTATTCCGAGCAGATCAAAACAGAACCGGCTTCCTGATAAGCCAAACTCAATATCCTGGCCCCTGACTGCAACAGTCAGGACAAAGCTAGGGACGGAGCAGTGGAGATATGCCGAGAACGTGATCATAAAGGAACACGGACTGAAGAAGTACACCCCAAAGAACATCCGCTTTAACGGGAGAAAATCCTTCAGCGAGACTGACATTGAACTGGTATGGTTCCTTTATACCAAGTCTCCATACTGCAAGGGAGGGGAGAATGAGGGAAAGACGATCAAGTTCATGTTTGAGGATCTCATTACAGAGGCTGAACTGAAGGCTGAAAGGGAATCCGTGCAGTCAATGGTCAAGGCAATGATCTACAACACAGATCTTGGCCTGTCTGAGCAGAAACTGCGTACACTTGCCAAGGCATACTTTATCAAGAATGTCGATGATCTGACATTTGCACAGGTCAAACTTGCCATTGAGCATCAGATCACAAGGGATCCGAAGAACGGATACAAGAAGTTCCTTGACATGACTAGGGCAGATGAGATCGTCAAGATCCGGGAAAAGATCCAGAGAGTAGTTGACAAGGGATTTCTCAAGTACGATGTGGTGAAGA